CGATGTTGACTCGTCACTTCCGCCGTCTTCCCAAATTTGGAGAGACGGAGAGTACGATTGTGCTACTCTGCGTGGTTGGTCTCTTCTTGATCATCCTACGCTTTGTAGCATACTCGGAGCCGGTGGAACCGGCAACCGAGACCTGCTGGCCCGTACCCAAAGAATTGGGGACCGGGTTTCTAGTCTGCTGGGAGAATTCCTTCCCCAGTCAGCCTATTTCAAGCATGGACCTGGGGCAGTTTCAGATCTCAGAACCGGACTGGCATATAAGTATGCCTTTCCTAACTGGGGTCCTAGACTAGCTTCGGTATTCCCCCCTGAAGAGTTCGCTCTCGCGAACTCCGAATGGGGGCCATACTCTGGTAGCAGGGCCTATCTGGAGACTCTTCGTTCTGAAGAGCCCGCCAGTAAGCTTTGTGCTGTACCAAAGACGCAGAAGGCTCCCAGGCTCATCGCCTCGGAGCCCACTGCTCATCAATGGTGCCAGCAGGCAGTCGCCACTTTCCTGACTGTTTCTATCAGGAGGACGTGTCTCGGGAAGAGCATTGACTTCAGACGTCAAGACTTATCCGGGACCGCGGCCCTTGAGGCTTCGAAGACGAAAGAGTACGCTACGGTGGATTTGTCCTCCGCAAGCGACCGTCTCTCGACCTGGCTGGTAGAACGCTTGTTTCGGGGAAATTTTTCCCTGATGCGTGCGTTTACCGCCGTTAGGACGAGATACATCGTCAACGACATCGACAAGAAATCTCCAAAAGTTCATGAACTTCGGAAATTCGCGTCGATGGGTTCTGCCCTAACCTTTCCGATCCAGTCTATCGTCTTCTATATTCTCTGCGTGTCCGCCGGTCTTGAGACCGAAGGACTCCCAGATAGTAGATGGCGCCAACTGGCCCGGAGGGTCCGTGTCTACGGAGACGACTTGATTGTCCCCGTAGAGTGGATGCCGCGCGTCAGGAGCCTCATGAAGCTCCTGTACCTCAAAGTCAACGACTCCAAGACTTTTGTGGAAGGAAACTTCCGCGAGTCATGTGGCGTTGACGCCTACAATGGGGATGATGTCACCCCCATTAAGGTCAAGAGGTTTTACGCAGAGTCCGCGCCCAGTACCCTACAATCCGTTGTAGACACAGCCAATAACTTCCTTAAAAAGGGGTTTAGGGCTGCAGCCGCAGAGATTGTATCACCAATACCTTCGGGGCTGAGGAAACTCATCCCGAACGTACCGATAGGGTCTGGGTCCTTCGGCCTGCACACCACTGG